TCAAATCAGCCTCGCAATTCTTCCAGCAACGCTCAAGTTGCCTTCACCATCCAGAACCATCAACACCTTTCCCTCGCCACTGAGAAAAGCTAAACCCTTTTGAAAGCCAAGTTTTTCCGCCTCAGTGATGCGAAAATCATTTGCTAAGATAAAGTCTCCAGACTTAAGCCAGTTTTGACAATTAACACTCACTGCAACACTTAAAGTGTTTACAGCTATGGAGTTAGGGCTTAACGCTTCTCCCGCGTGATTATGGCTTTGAGCGTGATGGTCGTCCGGCCCCACACCCAATAATTCAGAGTGATAATGACTGTGGCTTTTAGGCTCATAACGATAATTCGGGTTCACATACATTGGGTTGTAGTCTACTCCTTGAACCTCGAGAACATAGCCAGCTGGGCCCCTTGCAAGTCTATCCACTAAGAAGTTGCCACTTGTAATTATCGCAGCATCCGCAGAAACATTCTGCAGAATCCTTGTTGGCGTGATAACTATAGTCTCGCTGATGTTGAGCTGACCTACTTTCGCAGAAGCAGTGACGTTAAGGTATTTAGTCCAAATTTCCAGCCAGCGACAATCGTCTCTGCCTAAAAGGCCGTATTCATTATCACTCGGGTCAAAATGATGGTTCACAGGAGAAGTGCCAGCTATATTCTTTGTTCGGAACTGAGTTATTGCAGCAACATCGCTCTTGGGACCAATGAATGTAGGCCAAATCCAGTCTGGAGCCCATGCGCCTCCTCCTGAAGCGCCCATGCCTTTTCCAAGTTTTGTGCGTGCAAGCTTTTCAACGGTTACAGTTGTTGCTCTTAAGCCATAAAGATAATCAGCCAGCATGGGCGGCACGTTTCCAAGTTCAAGCGTTATTTCCAACGTTTGAGTTTTTGCATCCACTCGATATTCGACGGTTTCGATGCTAAAATCAGAGTCAACATTCTCATTTGGTAATACGACGTGTATCTTATCTCCTGCTAACAACGGAGTATTCCCATAGTCAATTACTGCACTTGTCACCGTCACGTATTCCGCTGGGTTTTTAAAATAGTCAAGAAGACTTTTGGCTCTCAGGTCACATTCATTATCGCTTATGAGCTCCTCATCCGTCTCCGTCAATTCCCTTAAACCATATGCGCTTTGGCTTCCAGAATCCTCACGAAGGGCGGAGTATCTGCAACCGCCAAAATGCAAAGCGTCAACCCAGAAACTGCCTGTACCGGTGCCAGGAAACCAGCATTGGATCATAACCTTCTTTATCTGCATCCAATCAAACCCTGGTGCAACGTACTCCCATTCAATCTCATTTAGCTTCCCAACTTTGGAGTCGACCTTTCGCCACTCGCCAGGCCCGACTGTGATATTTCTTTCTGCGCCTTTATCTGCAGCATCATAAAGCTGTATCGCTACATTTCCGCTATACGACTCCTCCAAAAAGGCGTAGAAGCTCAAGACAGGATACTTGTTGCCGTTTGCTTCTCTTCCCGCGTTAAGTGTGAAGACGGCCCTTCCATAATAGTTGGAAACTGGAACGTTTAGTTTAATACTTCCTGTTCCCCTTACCTTTTTTGTTGTATCAAAAGAAACATCACCCGGGTCTCCGCTCCAAGCGCCATCCGCAGGGGTTAGGGTCTCCGTCCAAGCATCCTTGTCAAGCGGATAACTCTTGTCAGCTAAACCGTAAACGAGAACCTTGTTTCTGATACGGTGAATATCCTTACGGTACTCGCTAACCTCAATCTTCTCACTGAGGCTTACAGGTGAGGCTTTGCTGTTTTTTGGGAAAAACTCAAACTTGCCATCTGGCGCCACGCGAAAATCAAAGCCTATAACGCCAGCCTTGTCAGCACTTTCAGCAATATACTTGATGATGTCCCAGACAGGCGTGTTGTCATATTCCAGCTTTGTATACGTCGTATCCGTGTTTTCAACAAGCTCAGTCGAATCTCTAACATGGCTTAAACCAACATAATTATCAAGCAAATCCTTAACAATTTCCTCGCCTTTCTGATTCTCATAAGTTTTCGTGACCACTCTTCTGAACAGCTTTTCTCCCCAGCACCGCCCAGAAACGCGAACATAGTTCTCCGTTGGCGTGGATTCATACTTTACGCTTTCAACACGACAAGTTATGATCTGTGGAACGTTTGAGCCTCTTCCGATGTCGATGTGCCCGTCCATGCCCACGTCAATAGGCGATGTTCCGCTCGGGCTGTACCTCTTATCCCAGTTCTGGAGCAGACACTCGAAGCTGCCAACTTCCTTTGTGCAGCCAAGATGCACGCGTAAATCTATGACATCACCTTGAGGAACACCAATAACGCCGAAGGCAATCGCGACTTTTGGGATCTCAACGCTCATTACTCGACACCTCGCCGATAGAGTTCCTCCTCTCCAGCACGAGTTATAGACCGGGTGCGTGTGGACGTTTCAGCAACTGCAGCATTGTATTCCTTAACAGAGGCTGTTGCCGCATTCATTTGACTGGCGAAATGCCACATGGCAGCTGCAGCCGCTATAATGACAGCTATGCCGACACCAGTCAAAGCCAGAAACGTTGCATAGCTAATGTTCAACGCGTTCTGTGCGACAGTTGCAACCCAACAGGCAGCAGCATAAACCTTCTGGGCTACGGCTACGCCCCAGCTTGTGCGCATAAACATGCCCATGACAGTAATAACCATCATTGCTGAGTTGAAAACACGAGCTTGCTCGTCGTTTAAAATGCCAAATTGATGTGCTATATGCCCAATAGCAGTGCCCGTTGCACCTAAACCAGCGATAGCAGCGCCAAGACTTTTAATCCGCACACTCAAAGCTTCGGCATCAGTTTGAATCCTTGCAAACTCGTGGCTTGCACGATTAACCGCTCTTATGGTTACAGCTATTTCGCGAAAGCTCATTCTAAGCCAGCCTCCGCTTTAGCTGCGTCAATAGCCTCGCAAATGATCTGCTTAAGCCTTGGCAAATGCTCCTGAATAGCTGGGTAAAGGTAAGGCTGAGCCCTCATTCTTCGTGTGCCAAGCTCAACAAACAAGGCGTAAGCGGCTTCTGCACCGATCTCAACAATCCATTCTTTAATCTCAGCGTAGATTGTGCTCCGCAAATGCCCTGTTCGCACAGGAACAAGACGCATAGCCTCACCCTTAACATCAGCCGCCCAACTAGCCAGAAACACGTGAACTTGACGCTGCATTCCACCATCAAACCGTTCTATGGCTGTCTTAAACTCTTCAATTCCCTCAACGTCGCATGTCATTTCGACCGCCATTTCGCCTCACGCTCCATTTTTTGACGCTCTTCTTCCGCCTGCCTGTCTAACTCGTTCAAGATCGCAATAAACTGCTGGATGGTTTTGGCTGACTGCTTTGCAAGTTGCCTTGGTGTCCATCCGAACGTTTGACATAGCCTAAACTCTGTAAGAGCTGAGTGCGGCTTTCCTCGTCTAACTGCTCTAATAAAAAACGCAGATCCTCATGGCTCATTCCACTAAGCCTATTCACAATTTTTGAAAATAATTCACCAAGTTCGATGGGAATGCCTTGGTCTTCGCTTAACAGTTTTTCAAGTGATATGGGTTTATGAGCTGGCTGTTCTCGAAGCGAAGCCCAAATGGTTTCAGCTTGTATGGCTATAAAGTCGCTACTTACAACTTGACCCGTGGTCGAGTGATATTTCGTATATTTCTGGATTATGCGGCTCCGCTTAGCCCATGTGATCTCTTGGAAGACATAGCGACCTTTGTATTCATCGCCAAACCGTTCGTCAAGCTCCAAAACTTCACTTCGCATTTGCTATGCCTCCGTTTAGCTTATCCAAACGTCTCTTGCAACAAACTTCGCTTTTAGGCTGACAAGGTCCTCGATGCGAGTAGGCGTTGCCACCTCTTCCCACTTGCAATATTTGAATAAGGCGCTGTATGTTCCGCCTAAGCCAAACTTGAGGCTGAACTCGCTATCATTTACGACATCATCAAACTCTTGCTTGCTTTCAAACTCAAAGGTTAATTCGCCGCTTAGGTTGCGGTGGCGAGCAGGCAAGTATTTTATTAGGTATGCATCAGTGGAGCGGATTACGGTTACAGGCTTCAAGTTGTTTTCAATGTTGAATTTCCAGTCTGTTACTCGAGTTACGTCAGCCAAGCCCGAGCCGTCTGGCTGTCCCCTCTGAACATAGCTTTCGTTGTAGGGAACTGCGCCTGCATAATCGCCGTAGTTCGCGCCAGTGATTTTGCCTGTGCCAACAGCAACGTTTTGTCCGATGCATTCGACGGCAGCTCTGATAACGTCTTCAATATTGCATTCCACTTCGAGTTTGTTAATTCTGCAACCTTTATAGAGAAAGCTAATCACGTCAGTGGGATTCGCGAATAAGCCCTTATAGTAAAGCACTTCTATGCTTAGGCTTTGAAGCGTTTGAGCATGCTGAATGAGAGTTATTGGCGACTCGCTTGTTAAGACGCTTGGAATCTTCAGATGCGCTCTCCGCAGACCCTTGATAATGCTTTGTAAGTCTCTACTTCCCAATCCTCTGATTTTTATTAAACTAGGGTCCAATCCCGGTTCTACGCCTTCAGTGTTTACGCCAACCATTGACGGATTCGACGGTGTCACTCCATAGTTGCTTTCCTGCACGAAGTAGACGCGGCTTTCATGCGCACCATAAGTGTCTGGCATTTTCTTTCACACTCCTTTTTATAATGCTCCTTCAATGTCCTCAAAGGACCATGATTTTAGGGTAAACTCGGTTCTGAAGATGAAGGGTTTAACATCAACACGATCAGCATCCTGAAAACTGACAACATCCAAGTAGGTTATGCCGTTCACGGTTACAGTGCAACTTACATAATCACAGTATATTATGGCTGCTGTTACGCCGTTGCTTGGGTTTGTTGTTCTCGCGAGAAGCCAAACATAACCAGAATCATCAATGTAGTCAGCAAGTGTAGATGTGAGTGTGATAGTAATTGTTTCGTCTGCTCCACCTGTTCCAGCCTGAGCGTTTTGCCACGCAGAAGCCACATGATTCCAAACCTTTATTGTAGCGCCATTTCCGCTAGGAGCAGTGCCGTAACCCTCAAAGGCTAAAACAATTTTTTTAACAGTTTGTTCTCGGCTTTCAACTTTGAAGCGGAAAAGCGTTAAGGCGTATTCGCCATTAACATCGTGGCTTTTTGAATAGCGTGTATCATCGCTGTACCAAATCTTCTGATACTCCGTACTCGTTAATTCACTCCAGCCTGCGTGTTCCGGAGCAAGTTCTGACGAAGCCCCCACTTGAAAAGCCTTATGAGAATCGCCTTCCGGATAGCCTAAACCAGCGAAATCATAAAGTGTTTCATTGGGTTTGTTGCGGCTCTGCCTAATGACGCGGTTAACCTCTTCAACCACCTTTTTTCGCATAAGCCTTCCAGGGTCAGATGTTGCCTCCCGGTCTGTCGCCCAAACGTTAACCCTCAAAGAGCCTAAACGTCTCCGAATCCTTCCAGACATCTCGATTTTCGTGTCTCTGCTTTCAGTCAAGCCGACAGTCACTTGTCCATCATAGTTCTTGAAAAGCTCCCTGTCATACCATTCATCGCTCACGTGGATTTTGGCTATTGAACCGTCATCCTTAACCACACACATGTTCTTGCAGAGAAGCCTAACCACTGTTGTAACAGCATCCTCGATCTCGCTCATGCTCCAAGAAGCCTCCTACAATTCGCTTTAAAATAGGCGGTTTCGCCGGCAAAGTCGAAAGCCTGAACACTGAGAACCTCATAGTCTACGCCTTTTCTGCGGATTTTATCATGCTGCTTTATTGGAGCAAAAACGTGAATGGTTAGGTAGTCATTGATTATGTAGCCTGGCTCGATTAAGATTTCATCAACTCTTGCTGGAGAAACTATGGCTTTGATGTCAACTCCTTCGCCGTAAGAAACCTTGTCAGCTGCTTCTCTGATTGGATAAAGCAGTATATTTTCGCCTTTAGACCGCAGAATCTGGGTGAAACGTGTTATAGGTTCCTCATAGTTTAGGAATAAGTGCGCAAGCCAGCAGACCGTAGCCATAGCCTGCTTATTCTCAACATAACTGTAATCGGTGTGCTTAACGCTCCAGAACATGAACTCGTTTTGATGCTTGCCGATTATTTGCATGCTAAAGGCGAGGCTAGGCTTGTCGTGGTTTTTGCGGATTTTCCAAAGGATTCCGCTTGTTACAGCGTCATAGTAGTCGCATGCTGGAAAACGTGAAACAACATCTAGGTAGCCCGCCCAGCATATGGCTGGATTATAAGCTGGATACTGTGCAGAAGCTCTAACAGAGTTGATGAAGTTGTAAACCTTCTGGCATGTGAGGCTCCAGCCTTCATAATCATATAAGCCGATTAATGCATATGCGAACGGGTCATCGTAAATCTCGTTTTCCGCTAAGCCTACGCGATGCCATCTTGAGTCTGCAGGGTCGTAGTGTAGCCAAAGGTTCTCGAAGCCTTCACGGAGAAAGCCAACAGCCTTAGAGATAATGGATTGATACGTTGAAGCATTGGCTGTGTCATACTTTTCAGCAAGCATCTTCAAACCAACAAGCCCATATAAGCATTCAACATCCATTTGGAAAAGCCAAGCGTCCTCAATCGTGACAGCCCGCGCGAAACCGCCATAAGCCTGTTTATCTTGCATGGCTTTCAGAAATGTGGCTCCAGCAAGCCTAGCAGCATTCAAATAGTTCGCATTATTCGTCAGCTCGTAGGCTCTCAAAAGCGAAGGAATAACACGGCAAGCATCAACACTATAATAGTATGTGCTGTTTTCGTTGCTTTTGAAGCCGCCATAAGCCTTTTTCGTGTTGTCTGTGCATTGTTGAGACAGAATCCAGTCGGCTAGGCTCACGATTTTGTTGCTGATTTCAGCCCTTCGATCCTCGAACTGAAAGTCAAAGTAGGCTTCGTAAAGGAAATCTATGGCGAAGGCTGCTGCAAAAGCTGCTCTGCCCCATTCTGGGTCTGGTCCAGAACCCGGAATAACATAGACGTTGGGCGCATAATCCATAACAAACTGGTGATAGGCTTCAGGAACAGTGCCCATCTTAAACTCTCCCCACATATGGCTGTTTGAGATTGTTCAGAATTCGTTCAAGCTCAGCTTGTAAAACATCCAAGGGCGGAGCCTTACCCAAAACGCTAACATTCTGATCTCCGACACTGAAGCTTAAGCCAACCGCGGAGCCACCGGTCAAATAACAAATGGCGTAAACGACAGCCAATACCGTGATAAACTCTTTTTCCGCATCGGTGCAGTCGTTATAGTCAATCTCCTTGCCGAGCTCAAGCTCTAATGTGACTTCAGCCCGCTTAATCATCTTCAAAACTTTAGCGTCTGGAATATCCGTCGCGCTAACATTAACCACGTCACGAACATCATCAACAGACACGCTCACCAAACAGCTCTGGCCCCGATTAGAAAGAGGAAAAGAAGCCAA